TTTCTAACTTGGAGTTGGAAACAGGTAGTGATTTGCTCCTAGAAGATGGAGGGTTTGTTTTATTGGAGGCTGGTAATGGCTGACCTAAAGATTTCACAACTTACGGCACTAACTAGCATTACGGCTGACGCTGCTGACGTGGTGCCGGTTGTTGATACGAGTGCGTCTACGACGAAGAAGATTTCGTTGTCTGATGTGGTGGAGTTTGTTTTGGCGAGCGGTAACTTCACGTCTGCGTTGGATGCCGCTGGTAGCCCTGTGGATTCTGAAGATGCTGTCGTTTCGGCTGCGGTGTTTTCGTAATAGGTAGCGTTAGGTACAAGGAGTAGATATGGCAACATTTACCAAACAGAAACTTTCTGCCTCAACTGATGGTCGTGCCGTCAAGGTTGCCGCTACGGCAACCGCTGGTACGACGATTCACACGGGGTCGTCCACCTCAACTACCTATGATGAGGTGTGGCTGTATGCGGTCAACACGTCTGCGGCAGCAGTGAAGTTGACGATTGAATGGGGTGGCACTACGTCGCCTGATGATTTGATTGAGTTGACTGTTCAGCCTGAGGCTGGTCTTGTGACGGTTGCCCCTGGACTTCTCTTGAAGGGTAATGCGACTCCATTGGTTATTCGTGCGTTTGCTGCGACTGCGGATGTCATCACCATTCACGGGTTTGTCAATCAGATTTCGGTGTAACTGATGGGTACGGCTCGTCGGCAACTTGGGTATGTGTCATCACTAACGACACAGACTGTCACGGCTGGCACTTACGGCACGGCAACGGGTGGAACATCGTCACCCATCACGGTTGGCGGTCAGAACTACACGCTTCTTACCTTCTCGTCTGATGACAACCTTGTTGTGTCTCAGGCTGGGCTGTTTGATGTGATGCTGGCTGGCGGCGGCGGCGGCGGTGGGGGATACGGTGGCGGTGGTGCTGGCGCACTTGTTGGTTTGGCAAGCACGACGACGATTTACCTTGATGCTGGAACCTATGCTGTGGACATCGGTGCTGGTGGTGCTGGTGGAAACACAGGCAAAGTTGAACGAGGTCTTGCGTCGTACATCGGCACAAAGATTTCTGCGTGTGGTGGTGGTGGCGGTGGAAACAACGACAGCGTTCGTTGGTATGGCGGACACGGTGGTTCAGGCGGGGGTGGAGTCCAGAGTGGCTATTTCGGTTTGACTGTTGATGACACTTTCGGAAACAATGGCGGTAGCGGTGGTAGTGGTGGCACTCAGGCTGGCGGTGGCGGTGGCGGCTATGCGTCGGCTGGCGGTTCAACTGGTGGTAGCACAGGTGGCTCAGGCGGTGACGGTATTGACATTTCTTCGTGGACTGGCGCAGGTTCAGCAGACAACATTGCCGCAGGTGGTGTTGGGGGTGGAAGCACCGCTGGAACAGCAGGTACAGGTGGCGTGAGTGGTAATGGTACAGCCGCAAACACGGCTGGTTCTGGTGGCAACGGTTCCTACGCTGGAACAGGCGGTGCTGGTGCGGCTGGCAAAGTGTGGGTGAGGTTCAAGGTATGAGCGCACCTACTTTCGCAAAGGTTGAGAGTGGCATCGTGACCGATGTTCGTGTCGTTGAATGGGCGTTCCTAACGGCGAATCCTGACCGATACGGCGACAGCGCACTCTGGATTGAGTGTTTCCAAGATGGTTCAGGTCGTGGCTACTGCGGTGTCGGCTGGACTTATGATGCTGATGCTGATGTATTCGTTGCGCCTGTTAGTGAGGTAGTGGAATGACACGTTCGTATTTGGGTTATGTGTCATCGCAGACAACGGACACGGTTACTTTGACGGGTTTCTACGGTACGGCGACGGGTGGTACTGCCATTTCGCCTGACCCTGTTATTGGCGGCGTAACTTACCGTGTATTGCAGTTCACTGCTACAGGTACTTTGACGGTCACTCAGGCTGGGGTGTTTGATGTGCTGGTGTGTGCAGGTGGCGGTGGTGGTGGCGGCGGTAACGGAACAGACTTTCACGGCGGCGGCGGTGGTGCTGGCGGCGCACAGGCGAGCAGTCTTTATTTAGACGCAAACGCAACTGTCACTATCGGCGGTGGCGGCTCAGGCGGCAACCTAAATCTAGGTAGCAGACCGACAGATGGTAATGCTTCTAGTGTTGGTGGCGCAGTCTTGACGACAGGTGTGGCGGCGGCTGGCGGCGGTGCTGGCGCAGACGGGGTTGGTGGTTCAAATAGTAATGGCGGTTCGGGTGGCGGTGGTGGCATGGAAGCGAGCAATACGTATGGTGCTGGTATCGCTACGCAGGGTAATAATGGTGGATACGGTGTGAACTCTCGTGGGGCTGGCAACGGTGCGGGTGGCGGTGGCGGTGCTGGCGGCGTAGGTGGCAACGGTTCTAGTTCTGTGGGTGGTGCTGGCGGTGTCGGTATTGAGATAAACACATGGATTGGCGGTTCGTCAAACTTCATGTGCGGCGGTGGCGGCGGCGCACGACCCAACGGTAGCGGCGGTTCAGGCGGCTCATCTATCGGCGGTAACGGCGCATCTACAGCGAATGGTGCTGGCACTGCGGCGACAGCAAATAAAGGGTCTGGCGGTGGCGGTGGTGCTGGCAGCACAGGCTTAGGCGGCAACGGCTCAGGTGGCATCGTCTATGTAAGGTTTAGGGTCTAACGATGGCACACTTTGCAAAGGTTGATAACGGCGTTGTCTCGCAAGTCATCGTGGTATCAAACGATGATGCACCGACAGAAGCCGCAGGTAAAGCGTTCATCGCCAGCATCGGACTCGCTGGCGAATGGGTACAAACTTCGTACAATGCGAACTTCCGTTCCAAGTACGCAGGTATCGGTGACATTTATGATGCGGTGAACGACGTATTCGTAGCACCCGTAACAGAAAGCGAGACACCAGATGGCGACCTCTAAGAAAACTGTGAAGAAGCAAACCGTCAAGGTTGGTATTACTCACCGCCAGTGGCAGATGTTGTTGTCGTATCTGCGTTCTGCGTTGGCTGCGGTTATTGCTGTCGCTGCCACGTTGGATTATCAGCCGATGGACCTTGTGAAGGCGTTTGTTGCTGCTTTGATTCCTCCTGTGTTGCGTTGGGTTAACCCGAACGACCCAGCATTCGGTAGGGGTTCTCACTAGAAGAGGTTTCATATGGAGTTGGGGGACCTTCTCAACGAGAAGGAGTGGCGTAAATGTCGTGGACCGGAGAACGCTTCCGCAGAGGAACTGTTGGAAGCATTCGAGTATTTCTGTTCGGAGTATTGGTTCATTCGTCATCCTGAACGTGGGCGTATCAAGTTTGTGTTGCGTGAAGCACAAGTTGAGACTGCCCGTAATTGGATGGAGCATCGGTATACGATTGTGTTGAAGGCCCGTCAGATTGGGTTTTCTACTTTGGCTGCTGCTTTCGTGTTTTGGGAAACATTTTTTTGGTCTGACCGTTTTGTGGTGATGCTTTCACGCACGGAACGTGAAGCATCTAAGTTGTTGCAAAAAACGAAGTACGGGTACAAGATGTTGCCTGCGTGGATGCGTGTGCGTGGCCCCGAGGTGTTGGTGGATAACCAGTTGAAAATGGTGTTTGCGAACGAGTCTTCGGTGGAGTCGTTGCCGAGTGGTAATGACCCTGCTCGTGGTGAAGCGGTGTATCGGGTGGTTATTGACGAGATGGCGTTTCTTCCGAACCCCGAGGAGGCGTGGGCGTCTATTGAGCCGATTGCTGACGTTGGTGGTCGTGTTATTTGTTTGTCTACGGCGAACGGTGAGGGGAACATTTTTCATGATTTGTGGGTTGGGTCGCAGACACAGACGAACAGGTTTGTGGGCATCTTTTTCCCGTGGTCTGCTGGTGAACGTGATGACGAGTGGTATGAGGCTAAGAAACGTGATTTGCCTGATTGGCAGTTGGCTCAGGAGTATCCATCTGACCCCGATGAGGCGTTTATTCGGTCGGGGCGTCCTGTGTTTGATTTGGAGGCGTTGAGGGATTTGGGTATTGAGGAACCGTATCGTGGGTATTTGCATAAGATGCCGGGGCGTGGGGTGTATGAGTTCCGTGAGGATGGTGGCGAGTTCGCTGTGTGGGATTTCCCTGAGTTGGGTGAGACGTATGTGGTTGGGGCTGACGTTGCTGAAGGTTTGGGGCATGGTGACTATTCTTCGGCTCACGTATTGAATGCGTCCACGGGGGCTGTGGTGGCGCATTGGCATGGTCATATTGATGCCGACTTGTTCGGTGAGGAAACGTTGTATGCGATTGGGTATTGGTACAACAAGGCTTTGGTTGGTGTGGAGTCCAACAACCACGGTTTGACAACGTTGAAGGGGTTGCAGAGGGTGGGGTACAAGAATTTGTTTAGGCAGCGTAGGTTGGGTCAACGTAATCCGACGGTGTCGGAAACGTTGGGGTGGCGTACGACGAGTGTTTCTAAACCGTTGGCGGTGGATGAGTTGAATGCTGGTTTGCGTGACGGAGTGTTGGGGTTGTGGTGTAAAACGACTATTGCGGAGTTGAAGACGTTTGTGCGTGAGGAGAACGGCAAGATGCATGGTTCTCCGCATGATGACAGGGTTATGTCGTTGGCGATTGCGAATCAGATGTTGAAATATGTGTGGTTGCCTGAGTATCGGGGGACGGACACAGCCAAGCCGAATACGTTGGGTTGGTGGGAAAGGCATATTATTCGTGAAAAGAAGCCTGAAAGGGAGTTGATTGGGTCCCATAATGTGAGAAGTAGTGGTTGGGACTAAGGGTGATGCAAGATTTTACGTGTGTTGAGTGTGGTCGTTCGTTTATGGGCGAGGAACTCCCCCGCCGTGGGGAGGTGTGTTTCCGTTGCCATGTGCGCACTATTCGTCTCGGTTTCACGTATGGGAAGGACGATTTTCATGGTCCTACGGTTCGGGAACGTCAAGCCAAGACTGTTGCTGATGCCAAGATAAACGGCTACAACGCCGAACCGGTGGGGAGCCGTTGGGTGTGACATGGAAACTATTTTGGTTCCGATTGCGGTTGCGGTTATTTCGGGGCCAATAGTGGTGATTCTGCAAAGGTTACGGAAGGAGAACGCATCTCAGCATGCTGAGGGGCGTGCGTTGCTTCGGAATGTGGCCCATAAGGTTGACAAGATTGGTACGAAGTTGGATGAACATATCGGTTGGCATAAAGGGAAAGAGGAATAATGGCACGTATTTCTAACTATGAGTTGTTAAGGCGTTACCGCAACAAACTTGAACATTCACGTCGTTGGCGTAAAGAAGAGAAGTATGACGACTTGTGGCAGCGGATGATTGACCTGTATCGGGGTAAGCATCACCGTACCGATATAAAAGAGGACCAGTTGCTTGTCAACATGGCGTTCTCTACTATCAACATTGTTGCGCCGTCGGTTGCGGTTAATCATCCGAAGATTACGGTGAACGCCAAGCGTCCGGAGGACGGTGACAAAGCGGTGGTTACTGAGGCGATTGTGAACTATTGGTGGCGTCACTATGACTGTCAGAAAGAGTTCCGTCGTTCGGTTAAGGATGCGTTGATTCTTGGTCATGGATGGGTTAAAACCGGGTATCGGTATGTTGAGGAAGAAAAGGTTGCTGAAGGTAACTTTGATTCGTATGACGAACTGGCGGAATTGCGTGACGAGAATGTTGCCGAATCGAATCTGATTGTCAAAGAGGACCGCCCGTTCGTGGAACGGGTGTCCCCGTTTGATGTGTTCGTTGACCCAGATGCAACAAGTATGGAAGATGCCCGTTGGGTTGCGCAACGTATCCGCCGACCTTTGGAGGATGTGAAGAAAGATAAACGTTACAATTCCACGGCCCGTGGCGAGGCTTCACCGAGCCATTACAGCAAGTGGGGTCAGGATGCGTATCGTCCACGACGTTCACAAGACCCGCAGGATTCGTATGTTGAGGTGTGGGAATGGTATGACATTGACCGCAATACGGTGTCGGTGTTTTGTGACGGGTCGGACAAGTTCCTTGTCGCCCCGAAGGAAATTCCGTTCGCTTTCGGTCAACCGTTTGTGATGATTCGGAACTATGACGTACCTGAGACGTTTTATCCGATGGGTGAGTTGGAGGCGATTGAGCCGTTGCAACACGAATTGAATCAGACTCGTACACAGATGATGAACCACCGTAAACGGTTCTCCCGTAAATGGTTGTACAAGGAAACTGCGTTTGATACCGATGGGCGTCAGGCGTTGGAGTCCGATGAGGACAATGTGATGGTTCCCGTAATTACGGATGACAACCTTGGGAATGTGATTAGTCCGATGCCTGCGGTTATCAACCCGCCAGAGTTCTACAATCAGTCGGATTTGATTTCGTCCGACATGAACCGTGTGTCTGGTGTGTCGGAGTATCAGCAGGGTGCGATGCCTGAGATTCGTCGTACGGCTACTGAGGCTGCGATTGTGCAGGATGCGTCTAATGCTCGTGCGAGCGACAAATTGGCGATTATTGAGCGTTCTATCGGTGAGTGTGCTCGCCGTTTGGTGATGCTGGCACAGCAGTTTATGACTGGTGAGCAGGCGGTCCGTATTGTGGGGTCTGAGGCTCAACCGTTGTGGTTGACGTTTGACCGTGACTACATTCAGGGCGAGTTTGACTATGAGGTGGAGGGTGGGTCTACGGCTCCGATGAATGAGTCGTTCCGCCGTCAACGTGCCTTGCAGATTGTGGACGCTATGGCCCCGTTTGCGGGGACTGGCATCATTGACATGGGCAAACTGGCTACCTACGTGTTGCAGTACGGGTTTGGTATCAAGCAGGCTCAGGGGTTCATTATGCAACAGCCTCCGATGATGGGGGGGATGCCACCTGAGGGTGGTATGCCCCCTGAAATGGCTGCTCAGGGGCTTCCGCCGGGTATGGGGGCTGCTGAGGCACCTCCGACGGGTGGGATGGCGATGCCATCCAACATTCCGCCTGAGATTTTGGCTCAATTGCTGTCGCAGGGTGCTCCTCTGCCGAATACGCAGTTGCCAAATGAAACAATTATGTAGCGTTTGGTACTAGGGGTAGAGCAACCGCAGAAGGAGGACTCTATGAGTAATACTGACAACACCGTTGAAAGCGTAACTGACACACCCGTTGATGGGCAAGTTGATGCTAACGCTGAGATTGGTGAAGCCTTAGAGGCTGAACCTAGAGAGTATTTCGCTTGGGACGAATACGCTGACAAGCCCGTCAAGTTAACTGTTGATGGCGAAGAAATCGAGGTTCCGTTATCTGAGGCGCTTAGTGGTTACCAACGTCAAGCGGACTATACCCGTAAGACGCAGGAACTTGCTGAGCAACGAAGACAGGTGCAGTTTGCGGCCGCTTTGCAAGAGGCTTTGCAGAACGACCCAGCGAGCACTGTGGAACTGCTGTCGCAACATTATGGGGTTAACCAGCAACCAACTTCCGAAGAGGAAGAGTTTTTGGACCCAGTGGAAAAGCAGTACCGCCAACTTGAGTCTCGTATTCAGGCATTTGAGCAAGAAAAAGCGATGCGTGAATTGGAGAATCAGATTGAGTCTTTGTCACGGAGATACGGAGAACTCTTTGACGCCAACGAAGTCGTAGCGAAAGCGTTGGCAACGGGGAGCACGAATCTTGAAGCAACCTATAAGCAGATTGCGTTTGACCGTTTGTTTGAACAGTCTAAACCTAAAGGAGAAACGAAAGTGAAACCTACTGAGGAAAAGATTGTTGAAGCGAAGCGGGAAGCCGCAGTTGTTTCTAAGGGTGCTTCAGCGAAAAGTGCCGACGTGTCTTCTAAACCTATTCGAAGCGTTCGTGATGCCTTTGAATCTGCCAAACGGCAGTTAGAGGGCTAACACAATTTCAACAAAGGAGTAATTCAAAATGGCAGGTAACGTCAACTTTGATGCGCTGCTTTCAACAACGCTTGCGAACTATCGTCCACAACTAACGGATAACGTGTTCACCGCACGTCCGCTGACCTATTTCCTCATGGATAAGGGTCGCATCCGCATGTTGAACGGTGGTACCAAGATTGTTGAGCCGCTCATCTACGGACAGAACAGCACGGTTGCGTCGTACAGTGGTTACGACACGATTTCGCTGACGGCCC